TTTATAGACGAAATGATCGACAACGGACTTGATACTTCGGGCGTTGAGAATGCATTGGCTTTGCTAAAACAAATGAGCCGCGAACGACACAAATCAATTTGGTTAGTAAGTCACAGAGACGAACTAGCTGGACGGGTTGAGAATATTCTCAAAGTGGTCAAAGAAGGTGGTTTTACTAGTTACAACACCGACGTAGAAATGTTATGAAAATAGCAATTACTGGAACCTCAAGCGGTATTGGTCAAGAACTTAGTAACCAATTGAGTAACAATCACGATATCATGTGCATTACTCGCAATGAATTAGAATTGGGCAATCTTGATGCTGTGACCGATTACAGTATGTCTACTGTGGACATGTTAATCAACTGTGCTGGCACGGATCGCGGAGGGAAACTTGCGTTTACTGAGCAGGATTCAACCAGTATTGTAAATATCCTAACAACTAATTTACTATCGCCAATTCTTTTGGCACACAATGCATTAAGATTAAACCCAGTATGTAAAATAATAAATATTACTAGCACCAACAACAAACAGTATTGGCCAAATAATTTGGCCTATAGCTTGTCAAAAAAAGCACTAAGTGAATTTGGACGTATGCTCCAGGTTGATCATCCTAACGTAAACTACTTAGAAATACAACTAGGACTTACCAAAACAAATTTCAATCAAAACAGATATGTTGGTCACGAAGACAGATTTGATGATGTGTATCGCAACGCACATCTGACTCCTGACAGTGCAGTCAACAGAATATTGCCGGCGTTGTTTGATAACACTGTAAAATTTATTGAGATCTCTCCTTGAAATATCCTTGGCAATTATATCATTGGCATTTTGAAGTTAGTGGCAAATGCACACTAAAATGCCCTAGGTGTCCTCGAAATGATGCTGACCCGGTACCATGGATTAACAAAGAATTAACTCTTGACTTTTTTAAAAACCTATTAACTCCGGAACTTTTAAAAAACACTGTCAAACGTATTACTATGTGTGGCGATATTGGTGACCCAATCTATGCTAGTGAATATTTGGAGATTGTTGCTTATATAAAAGAACATAATCCAAAAATACATGTGTATACTATTACTAACGGAAGTTATCGAAAGCCAGACTGGTGGCAAAAGTTTGCCAGCATCAGCAACGAATACGATACTGTGAATTTCAGTGTTGACGGATACGATGATCAATCTAACAACATGTATCGTATTGGCAGTAATTGGGATTCAATCATGACTGGTATGGATATCATGTGCAAAGAAAGCCGGGCCTTTGTGTATTGGGCAACAATATTATTTTCATTCAACCAAGATCACCTCGAACGTATTAAACAACAGGCCACTGATCTGGGTTGCGATGGCGTTCAGCTAACTTATAGCACAAAGTTTGGTAGTAAATATGGAGAAGCATACGGTGGCATTGCCGATCCGTTAGAACCCAGAGACGAATTTATCAGCAAAACACACAGATATGAGCGTAAGTTTATCAAACTATCAACAAGAGATCAACACAATCAAGATTATCTAGAAGAAAACAAAAGACTTTACTTTGCTACCAAGAAGCAGTATAATACATTTGTAACACCCATGTGTAATATCGGCAATCGTGGATTATATGTCAGTGCTGATGGTGTTCTGCATCCGTGTAGCTGGGTAAGTTATCCTTATGTTGCATTGGCATCGGACCGAAAAACTATTCAGTTTAAAGACAGTTTTCATCAGGTGCATAGAGACCGACTGAATCTTAACACACGTTCGTTAGCAGAAGTATTAGACGATGATATTTGGAGTGCGATGTTTGACTCGTTTAGTGATCCGGCTCGTGCCTGGGTTGAATGTGAACAAAAGTGTAGTTGCAATTTAGTCGATGAAGAATATGCTGTGGGTTGGTTAACCAATTAATATGAATCAATTTACATTTGAAACACAGGCTACATGGGGACAAACTCCTCCACAAATACAAGTCAATGGCACAGTATTGACCATTCCTGAAGGTAAGAGTCTGATTAAACTGCCAGAACAAGATTGTGAAACATTGTTGATTGATTTTTTTAGTAAAAAAGAATCTGATACAATAGTTGACAATACCGGTCAAATCGTTACAGATACTGAATGGCGCATAACTACTGTATGGTGTGATGACATACGATTAGAGCCGTGGTTCCGCAACGATGCTGTATATAAACCAAATTACTTTTCAGGATTTTTGGAAAATAACCCTGATGCTCCAATGGAAATACTTGCTCCGTTCCAGTTTAATTTTCCCGGCACTGTTTTTTGGCAATGGCAAGGTGATTTCTGGGAGTGGTACTTTCATGAAAAAAACAATCGCGAAGTTATTAATTTCTTAGATAAGGATCCAGATCGTGTTTGGAAATTTCGAGGTAACATGGAATCTTGTGACGACCTGGTAACTGGAATTAAAAATATATTGAGTCTATGAAACATTTTGCATTTATCAATACTCCCAGTGTAGAGTTAGAACGGCCACCTGCTGCAGCTGCGGTAATTTCAGCCTGTGCTAAATCTGTAGGGTGGACCTGCGATCAATTTGATTTTAATCTTTATTTAAACCATGCTGTTGATTCTGACACCTGGCAAGAGCTTGAGCAATATTGGAGATGTAAACGACTAGAGTTGACCGATGTAACAAAACAAAAATTAGATGAAGTGTTAGGTGACTTTATTGACAGTGTTGTTGCTGTAAACCCAGACATGGTAGGTGTCACTGTGTTTAGTCGAATGAGTGTTATGGCCGCTTGGGTGATGTTACAAGCATTGCGACCTAAATATACGGGCAAAGTTGTTATAGGTGGCAGTGGCAGTTACGCATGGCCCGGCAGTTTGCCCAGTATGGATATTAGTAGTTTAGATTCGGCTACCTTTGCTGATTATGCACACAAAGTTGGGTTAGTTGATTATTTTATTCAAGGTGATGGTGAAGAAGCATTTATTGAATTGATCAACGGCAATGACCAATACCCGGGCATAAATGGAATACCACCTAAACAAATTGAAGATCTAAATGCATTACCACATCCAGACTATACCGGTATTGAGCCAGCCAACTACTTTTATACATACGAACCTGGAATTTACATCACCGCCAGCCGCGGGTGTGTTCGTAAATGTTCCTTTTGTAATATTCCAGAAATGTGGCCAAAGTTTAAAAATAGAACAGCCGATGATGTAGCACAAGAAATTATCAATGGTAAAAAGAAATTTGGTGTTAACTTGTTTCATTTTACTGATAGCCTTGTCAACGGCAATATGAAAGTATGGAGAGATGTCAATTATCGTATGCGTGAGCTTAGACTTACCGATCCGGATTTTAAAGATATCAAATATATGGGACAGTTTATTTGTCGTACCAGATTTGATCAAAGCGAAAGTGATTGGAAGTTAATGTCCGAAGCCGGTGCTAATTTATTTGTAACAGGTATAGAAAGTTTTAGTCCCAGTGTAAGAAAACACATGGGTAAACACTATAGCAACTCTGATATTGATTTTCATTTCAAAATGAGCGCATGGTATGGTATTAAAAACATCAGTCTGATGTTCATTGGATATCCCACTGAAACACAGGCCGATCACGAATACAACATAGAATTTTTACATCGGTATCGAAAATATGCACTCAGCGGAATTATACACGCTGTTCGTTGGGGATACACTGGTATGTTCAGAGAAAGCGAAAAGTTAGAAAAACGCGGCGGTGTAAAAATTATTACGGATCCAGATTTTGCAAAAAGATTTAATAATTTGCCACAAGGTATAAGAGATATTGCGTTAGGGTTTGGATGGATTAACGAGCTCAACCCAGACTTAGATTTACGAGAACGAATTCGTCGCAGATTAGAATTACACGAGATTAGTGTAAAACTAGGGTGGCCACAAACCCGTAGTAGAGAAGAACTACAAATATTGTATAATATTTTAGACAATTTAAATCGTAATCAAATTGACGGAAAAGATTTTGAAGAACTTGAAACTTTGTTAGATTTTCATTGAACTCATGACAATTGAGATAACTACTAGTCCATGGTATGGCTTTACGAACAAAAACAAATCGAAACACTACCCGAAGATTGTGTCGGCTTTGTTTATTTGATTACAAATAACATAACTGGCAGGAAATATATTGGAAAAAAATTAGCAAAATTTAGTAAAACCTCATACAAAGTAGTAAAATTAAAGAACGGCAACAAGAAACGCAAACGAATTAAAAGCAAAATAGACTCAGACTGGCAGCTATACTATGGATCAAACGAACAACTCAACAAAGACATTGCAGAGCTAGGCTCAGACAACTTCACAAGAGAAATATTATTTTATTGCCCATCAAAAGCCGCTTGCAGTTATGTAGAAGCTAGAGAACAATTTAATCATAAAGTATTAGAATCAGACGACTATTACAACGGACAGATTAGTGTGCGTGTTCATGGTAGTCACATAAAAAACAAAATTTAGATAGGCAGCTTGTAGACACTGTGCTAGTCGTGGACTAGCCCCATTGAGGATATGTGCGATACCATATTCAGATTCTTGGGCGTCAAAGGCAATTGCTAACTTAAGGCAACAAATGGTTTGGGCTCCGTTGAAAAAGATACGACCCATGCTTATAGGACTTGGATTTATTATTGGGTCACTAGGGTTCCGTTGATATGTGAAGCTTGAGTAGGGGGTACCGGTCAACCGCCTCCGTGTAGGAAACTACAATCTCATTATAATAAATGACTATGCTACTCAGATAATGTAGGAGTCAGTTCACCGTGCATACGGTGAATTGTGACCAATTAATCTAGATAATGCTAAAGAAAGACAAATAAAAAAAATCATGTGTGAGCGATAGCGAAACACATAGATTAGCGTAGCTAATCGTTTAATGCCACTTAGAACTTATCTGGCCAATCTCGGAATAAGGCATGCTGAATGTCTCCACTAACAAACTGATTAAATGATTTATGTTTCACTTCGAGTTCTCCTTCTAATGGAGCAACACGACGAAACGCACTGTCCATTTGACCCATATCTCGGAACTCCATGAGTATCATCCATTCGGGCATGTCAGCAATGCTGCGGAATCCCATTTTACAACGGGTAATTCTGTATGACTCCATTTTGCCTTCTGAAATCAAATGATCAAAGAAACTTTTCATTCCATTGACCCAATCAAGGTCAGTGATATCGCCTTCTTTGTTTGCCCAAATTGTGTATAAGTCTGCCATTATTGTAGTGTCCCTAAAATTTCAAAGCCTTCTAAGCCTTGTTTATATAAGTGAGCTTGATCCAGGTATAAAAATTTATAGCCTTGGTCTCTGTAGATCGCACACTCAGTTTTTAAACTTTCTAGTCCCAGTCTGGTTCGCGGATTGTGATAAGTCCATGCAAACTGGCTGGCCAGAACGTTTTCTTTATCGTAACGTTTCATCAAACTAAACGCTACCAATTGATCTTCTTCGTAATACCCAATTACATCAGTGCCCAGCTCAGTGAATTGACTATCAAACAACGGCATAACACTGGCGAAGTGTTTGTAGATACAGTAAGTTCTATAGATATCTTGAAGTTGTGCAATGTTGGGCTCGCGAATATATCGCCAATCAACGGTGGGTTGGTATGTAGTTTTTTCCAAACGTATTCGTGCAAATTGATAAGTCACAGTCTTGGATCCTTGCGATGTTTGAATAACATAGACAGGTATTCTTCGGGCCATGTGTCATAAAATCCCTTACGAGCAACAAGCTGTGCCTTTTCATCCAGGTCACTCAAACTTTGCACCAAGGCCAATGCATAGGTTCCATTGTTCATAACTACCCCGTTGACTATCTCTGGATCGTCTGGGTGATCTTCCAACGATAACAAATTGTTTGGCAGTAAAAATTCTTGATTACAAACGTCAATGGCATAGCTTAATTCAGTATAAGATACATCCTTTGGATCGTAGGCAAATATAACTACACTCTTGCCTTCTAGTCCGTTGCGACTGACTTGTGTTAGGTCATGTATGGGTGCAAGTCCCAGTCTAACATCAAAGTCACGATCTAATCTGGCCTTGCGAGCATATGGACAAGGAGCCCATCCGCCAAGATTTGGATGTGGCACTTCGACAAAATCTTCAATCCATTTTTCTATGTCAGCTTTTACGTCTTGTAATTTTAATAGCATAATTTTAAAAGAAAGGCAAGCCGCTTTTCTTGGTAGTTTCTAAATGTTCTTTGATCAAATCGTTGATTAGGTTGCGTTCTTCAAGACTCAAAGCCATGGCTTGATCGTAGGTCAAACCACCTCGCATGTACCATGATAATCGCAACGCCTCCTGCCGAATGTTACTTACTTCCTTATCCATCTGTTCCAGCATCTCAGAGATCTGGTCAGAGTCCAAGGCTAGGAGGCGGATTCGAAAAAACTTGTCATGTCCAATGTTACATTTTGTTTATACTCATGTTGACATTCTGGACATTTGAGATCTACCGGTTGCAACTCGGCTTGATTTTTAAGATCAATAATATGGTCTCGCACACTGCTGAATACTTTGCGATCGCAATTGTTCATTAACTCTAATATAAATTCAGGTTCAGTGACCATGGCCTGTGGTGTTTTTACTGCACCAATACTTTGACACAGGGCTTGCACAGTAATTGTGGTCAGGCGTTTTAACGCATCATTGATATTTTTTATTTTGTCAGTTTCTGGAGTTTCTGCATCAGGAATCATGGCCATTATTTTTTGCTGTTCAAACTGCAATTGATTATTGGCATTGAGATCTTGATAGGTCATGGGGCGAAAATAAAATTCTAGGTCTCCGTGTTGCACACAAGCATCATAGTTGGGTGCTCGAATGCCGTCTAACAATACTCGTAAATCAATTGTAAATTCATGATCGTGTTTACACGCAGGGCATTGACTGCCAGAATCTAAATTATGTCCGTGACTGGCCAGTCGAATGCCGACTAAAATAGTGTCCACATCCATGGCTGGTATTGCCCAGGCATTTTTAATATTTGGTACACAGCTTTGTATCACATCAACCATGGCTGCTCCGTTGAACAAGGCATCTGGTGTTCGATAACTGATTTCGTCTATGGCAGTCATGGGTAGCACCGGAATTTCTCCGTTTGGTGGCATATCCAATGTGCCAGCTGGATAAAAATTACCTTTGCTAGGTAGCCGAATATAAATTGACGGCTGTCTAAAATACTGTTTTAATGGGTTGTTTGGTGTCATAAATTGCCCTCGCTAAATATAATTATGGCAACTGAAGACTCCCTGAAAGAATTAGATGACTGGCTAGCTAGACAAAAAGAGATGTATGAGGCTGGCTATATTTCTGCAAAACAGCTGAACGAAGCACAAATGGACCATGCAGCTGGCATACGAGGCTACACTGCAACTTTGAAACAAAGCATGGCTCAACTTGGAACCAGCTCCAAGGAAACAGCTAAAACTATGCTCAAGGGCCAGGAGTCCAGTGCAGCTTTTGGCAAAACAGTCGAAGCCGGTGCAGATGCGGTGGCTTCTTACACAGCCAAATTTGGCCCGGCGGGCAAAGCACTGGGGATGTTGGCCAAAGGCATGGCAGCACTCAATAGTGCCGCACTAAAACAAAGTAAAGATCTATTTGAGCAATATCAGAAACTAAGTCAAGTTGGTGTAGTTGGTGGCAAAGCCATGGACGAAGTTTATGAAAAGATGCGTGAATTTGGGTATACTCAAGATCAATTAGGCAATCTAAATCGAGTTCTCAGTGAGAACAGTAAAACACTTGGTAAGTTTTATGGCAGTGCGCTCGAAGGCAGTCGAGTCATGGGCCGTGCTTCTGCAGGGTTTGCGGAGCAACGAGAGTCACTTAGAGCTATGGGTCTTACTGTTGATGACCTTAACGATGCAATGGCTGGTTACATGGCACAAGAAGGCGCCATGGGAAAATTACGTGGAAAAACTGACAAGGAATTAACCGCAGGTACAATTGCGTACCTCAAAGAACTTGATCAAATAACCAAACTCACAGGCATGAGCCGCCAAGAACAACAGGACATTCGAGAACAGGCTCTAAACATAGAAACGTTCTATGCAGGACTACAGGACTTGGATGGCAAGGCCAGAGAACAAGCTATGAAGGCCTATAATATAGCTTTGGCCAAAGGCGGCCCCAAGATGGCTGCTGAATTTGCTGCCAACTTCAACGGAGTAATAACTGGCAGCACAGATGTCATGATGGCCACCGGTGGCCAAAGTATGAAATATTTTAGTAAAGAGTTTTTTGCAGCCGGTGGCACTGCCGAAGGCGCAATGAAAGGAGTAGCCGGTGCAATCGATCCTGCGGTAATGGAAGTAACCAAGGGACTGAATCAAATTGGTGGTAGCTTTGGATCAAACTTACGAACGTTAACAGAATTTAAAGAAGGTGTAGCAACCATTACCACTGACGTTACTAAGGTAGCCAAAGAACAAAAAGATCAAGTTGCAGGCATTGACAGTGCCACAGCAAGTCAAGCTAAAATTGCTGAAAATCAACTTAAGACTGGACAAAAGACAGCAGACTTTGTTAACATGATGGTGCCAACATCAACCAAGATGCAAAAGTTTGCAACAGATATAGCTGAGTATGCTAGTCGTATGCTTCCTGGAGCGTCATCAGGCGGAATTTTTGGCATTGGAAAAAGAGAACCCGGCACTGGTGCTGCCCCAGCAGGAGGTGGGGGTGGAGGATCAGCACCAGCCGCTGCGCCAACAAGTGGAGGATCAGCACCTGCAGGTGGAGGAGGAGGCCGTGGTGGAGGATCAGCACCTGCACAACCAGCGCCAGCTGCGGCACCAGCTGCCCCTAGTTCAGCACCAGTGTCACCTGTGGGCAGTTCTCCAACAAGCAGGGGTCTAGAACCGCACAGCACCGCTGTTGCTGGTGGTACACAATCTGACTCTCCTACATTAACCAAAGTTTCCAGCAAGTTAGGTCAAAGTGCGTCGGTTAACAAAGAGTATGCTCCGCAATT